GGTTAGTGGCTATGTTCTTAGCACAAACGCTTCGTCTATCTTCTACTCGATTAAAGATAACGCAGGGGTTACAACAGAGACAGGAACCGTGCAGGTTGTAAGCTCGGTAACTAACGACACTATTCCTAAAGTATTTGCTGCTGCTTTTAACCCGGATGCCTTAGGGGATCAGGATGTTTACTCGTTTGCTGACGGAACTACCGTATTCTTGGCTTCTAAGTACGCAGGATCGGGTGCTACGCTTCAAGTATCGTCTAGCCATATTGACTTTGGATTCTCTGCCTTAGGTGTTTTTGGGGACGCAGTTTCGACTGGCGCTGGTCAGAATATGACCGCTACTGGCTTTACCTCTTCCGCGATAAACGCGAATATATACTCGATTCACCCTGGTGCAGGCTACAACCTTAGCTCCATGCGAGATGGCTCGACCCGAGGCGTTTCAGTCGAAGTCAACAACTTATCCGTTAGAGATCAAGTTGTAGTTAACAATGATGGCTCACAAGTGGAGTCGTATAATAGAATAGAGTTAGCTCCTTCTGGTGCCCAATCAATTGAGTTCTTACTTAACGTTGATGAGGATAACAACGAGTCTGAGTACATCTTTGTTGAAATTGAAGATTCGGCGGGCACTGCGTATGTTCCCAAAAATGACTTTGAAGCGAAAGCAACTGCTCTTGGTATAGTTGGTGGGGGTACTCACGACCCAGCGGGCACGCCGAGATTCTTAAAAATCCTAGAGGGTAATTATTCTCTTGCAGGTGGTGAGAGTGGCGCTACTACAGCTTCCGACTTGGTTGGAACTGCTGCTGCCAAGACAGGCATCTACGCTCTCGATGATGATGCTTTAAATGTCTCCATTGGACTCCTTCCTGGTATCACTGATGATACAGTTCAAAATAATTTTGTGACTTTGGCTGAATCTTCTAAGAATTTCTTAGCCCTTGTTGCTCCGCCCTTCGGTCTTTCTGAAGTGCAAGATGCAGTTAAGTGGATCAACGGTCAGTCTGCGGACACTAGAGATTCTGCCTTAAACTCATCGTACGCTGCTGTTTACTGGCCTTGGGTTCAAGTGTTCAACCCGTTTGCAGGTGCTGAAGAGTACTATGATCCGACCATCTTTGCGGCTAGACAGTGTGTATTCACAGACGCTGTTTCGGAGCCTTGGTTCGCGCCTGCTGGGTTTAACAGAGGTCGCTTGACCAAGCCTACTAATACGGAAATCAAGCTTAATCAGGGCGATAGAGACGCTCTGTACAGCAACTCGGTTAACCCGATCTCAAACGATCCAACCACTGGGATCACAATCTTTGGACAAAGAACCACGCAGAGAACACCTACTGCTCTTGACCGAGTCAATGTCCGTAGGCTGATGATTTACCTCCGTAAGGTTCTCCTTGAGCTTGGCAAACCCTTCCAGTTTGAGCCGAATGATCAGTTCACTTGGGAGTTGGTTGAAGATGCAATCAACCCATTCCTCGATGATCTTCTGGCTAGAAGAGCTATTGTCGAAGGTTCTGTTAAGTGTGACTCGACAACGAACACTCCCGCAAGAGTTGACAGAAATGAGCTTTGGTGCTCGGTGACGATCAAGCCTACGAAGGCTGCTGAGACGATCGTCTTCGAGGTCAACCTCACAAGCCAATCGGCAACCATTAACTAATAATAATCATGGTAGACAGTTACTTAAAGAACGACTACAGAGCGAATTTTGAGCCTGGGAAAAGCCTTCCTAAGCTCTCCACAAAACTCGATGCTGTAAGATCGTATCAATTTGAAGTGAAGTTCTTTGGGCTTCCTAGTGAGTTCTCTCAAACACAGCAAGTCCTTACTGCTGCTGCGAAGCAAGTGAGTCCTATTGGTGGTTCCGTTGATGACATCGTTGTTGATCGTCTTAACGACAAAATGTACTACCCTGGCAAGTTCACTGCGGATGCGGTTACGATCACTTTCGATAACCAACTTCTGACCAACACAACGCCTGCTCTCTGGAACTGGTTCAAGACTATTTATGATCCGATTTCGGGTGACATGACCAAGTTGGCTGCGCCGGGTGGTCCGGGTAACAAGTCTTTCAAGGCGTCCAAGATGACAGTTCTTGAGCTTGATAACACCAACGAACCCCATGCCTTCATTGAAATGTATGGTGTGTATGTTACGGGTGTTAGATACTCGGAGAAGAACTACGCAACGAACGACTTTTCCACTGTTGAAGTGACATTCCGCTTCGACTTCTTGGATTACGACAAGATCAACTAACCTCTTAGATCTAATTCAGGTAGCCTTCTCTCTAAATAAGAGAGAGGGCTATTTGTCTATTATAAGTTATGGATTTTTTCACGGAACTTTTGGAGAGCTTCAGTCGGAAGCATGATCGTAAGCTTAGACTTCTGGAGCAAGAAGCTGATCCCGAAGCGGAAGCGTTAGCCAAGCAAGCATTAGCTCAAAGTAGTCAGCAATCCGCCCAGGAGTCCTTTAACAATCCGATAACAACTCCAAATGGTAACCAGATATACATTTGGAGAACTGGTAAGGGTAAGGTGAACTTTAATTATCAGCCGATCGCTTTCCCATCCTTCGGAGTTGATGATAATTACGAGAAGTTTGTTGGATCATTCAAAAAGGATGCTGAGGTGTTTGATCCTGAGAAGGAAAGGCAGGAAAGTCAACAAAGAAAAGAAGAGAAAGATAGGGAAGATCGCCGTAAGTCTGTTTTAACGTCGGACATGGCAAAACAGAACCCTGAGATCGTTGGTGAGATTGTTAATAATGTAAACGAGTTTGATCAGGCAATCACCGATCTCTTATGCACTGAGGACGAATCAATTAATCCTGATTATATGGATCAGGTACAGTTTGCTCCTAATGCTAGTTGGGCCAAGTGCAAGCCCCACTTGCAATTCTTAAGAGGCAATCAGCGAGGCAATGTCGAACGTCAGCTTATAGCTGATGTTCCTGTCTTAAGGTTTGATGGCAAAACTGGAAAGTATTTTGTAGACTCTGAACCTGCTGTTGCCAGTCAGGCGTTAGAGATTTCAAGAGCGTTGAATGTATTAGCAAAAGCTGCGGCGGGTGATAAATCCGCTAAGGAGGAAGCCTGCAATAGATTTAAAGTGACCGAAGGTGGGGGCTTGAAAGGCGTTACTGTTTACACAGAAGTAGACTCAGAGGGTCGTGGTCTCACGGGTCGCGTATTTAATAATGAAGCTTCCGCCAGATCTCTCAAAGGCTTGATGGGTATGGCTGGTTGTTCCGTGGAACCTCAATCAGCAACAAAAGCAGTAGCAGCAGGTAGTGCAGGTGCAGAGAGTAATATTAGAGGGACGTTAGGGGAGATTGCTAAGGTGGTTGGGACAGACCTTTTAAATCTTGTGAGGGCAAAGGCTGCTGGTGGGATGGGTGTCGAAACCCCAGAGATTAAAGCCTTACAGGACATAGTATTAGAGCGATCAAAAGAAGTCTTAGACTTACTTGGAAATCTCAATGAGCAGCGAGAGTCTTGGATTGATAAGTCCCAAGGCGCTGTTGTCAGCGAAGAGGAGCAGGCAGAGCTTGAAGCTATCTCCGAGATCGTAGGTGATAAGGATAGAACTATGAGATTTATGACTGCTATCCTTAGCATGGCAGCTACAACCTCTAGATTGAGAAAGCCAATGGTTACAGTTCAGGTTGCTGAACAGGTTGGGAAAGGAGATAAGCAGGACGTTTTAGAGTGTTGGGGATCTCGTGAAGAGGCATTAGCGGGTTTGCGTAAGAGCGAAGAGTATGAAATCGACGGGGAGGTTAGGTCCCGAGTCACAGAGGGTGATATTGCAGAAGTTCCTGCCTCTGAAGTATTCAAAAATAATCCTGAACTTCTGGATAAGTATATTAAAGCAGGAGTCATTAAGAGCAAGGACCAGATGTTATATGCTTCTGAGGTTAGCTTAAAGACTTTGCTTAGACTAAGCTCTGCTAAACAGGGAGAGACTACCGCTAATAAAGTTAGCGAGACTATTGTAGAGGGTGAGGACCCCCGTGCTTTGAACTTCAATGAGAAGATTTCCAAAGCGGATCAAGCTTCCGTTAGGGGTATCCAAAGAGACGTTAATTCTATTAGCAATAGTGTTAATGAGTTATCGTCTAAAGTTCAGGTTAAGACAAAGGATGGAGTCATAACTGAGAACTCACTAAAGACTTATGCCGATAGCATAGTATCGCACCTTAAGAAGAACAAGAACTTTAAAGAGATAAAGGACAACGTCGATTTATCTGAGTTGGTGGCATACATTGAAGATATGAAAGCTGGTGACCCTAAACTGACCGACAAGAAGTTTGAGGCTAAGATCAAGGACAAGTTGTTTAAGATGACCACTCTTTCAAAGATCGAAACAATGGCAGCGAAGGGTGAGAAGGATAATCGGAAAGCTGCCTTGTATGCCCTTGCTGTGTTTAATGTTGCTGGTGGCTCGTCTAGAGACAGCACGGTATTCCAGGTCGATGTTTTAGATGAGATGGCTTCGTATGTGTCTACTCAGAATGGTGAGATGCAATCTGCATTAGATTCGATAAAGGCCAAGGATGGTAGATGGAACTTCCAACCTAGTAAGGGATCTTTAACCTTTAGCTACGCTGATAATCCTAATAGGAGTATTTCTGTGACCTACAAGGACGGTAGGTGGATTGCTTACCGATCTGCAACTTCTATTAAGAATGCTTCAACTAGAAATGCAGCAATAGGTCAGAAAGAAAGTAAGAAAGAGTCTGTGGAGATTATTAATGCTTTGTCTAAGCTTACAGAAGCTCTAG